AGAACAATGAATGTTGGTATAGTTAAAGCTGGTGCTGTTGATGGTGGTAGAGATGGTGTTGATATTGAGACAATGAAATATCTTCGTACCATTCAAAAACAACGTTCAGATTTTTATATGATGAGGTTGCAAGATTATCTTATTATTGGATATGGTCAAGGATTATTTCCTGCGTACTTATCACAAAATACAAGGGACGGGATGCTACCGGACAAATCGGACAAATACAACTCACCAATATTTTTAAATCATACATCTCGTTATGGATATTCATTGGCTCAATCAATGAGAAATTTGGATGTGTATAGTGATAGAGCACATTACGACCCCCCCTGTATGGATTGTGGGTATTGATTGTTATTGATTGTTATTGACTTTTAAATTATTTTTACGTATATTTGTAAAAAATATATTATGATAGGAAAAAAATTTAATCGTTTAACATTAGTTGAAGAAGCTGAAAAAGTAAAATATGGTAAGCAAACAAAAAGAAGGTTTTTATGTAAGTGTGAATGTGGGAAAGAAAAAGTAATATTTTTACAACATTTGCAAAGTGGTAAAATAAAATCTTGTGGTTGTTATAATTCTGAAGTAACAAGTGAAAGATCAAAATTAAGAATTATACACGGAAATTGGCATCATCCATTATGGCAAACATACTACAACATGAAACGTAGATGTTATAACGAAAAAAGAAGTGATTATCGTTTATATGGTGGTCGTGGAATAAAGGTTGAAGATGTTTGGTTAGGTGAAGAAGGGTTTAATAATTTTGTAAAAGATATGGGATTAAAACCAGATAAATTTTACAGTATAGATAGAATAAACGTTGACGGAAATTACGGTCCAACTAACTGTAAATGGTCAACACCAAAAGAACAAGCGAACAATAGAAGATGAACGAATATATATATCAAATTATCGGGGCAATTGCAACAACCATCATCGGTTATGTTGCTGGTTTCCGTAAATCAAAAAATGAAATTGAGGGCGGCAGGTTAGAAAATCTTGAAAAGTCCTTAAAGGTATATCAAATAATTATTGATGACCTATCCAAAAAGGTTGAAGAATTAACCACTCACATTGTAAGATTGGAACAAACGATTGAAAGTTTAAAACAAGAGAATAAAAAATTAAAAGGTAGTATATAATGAAATTAGAACAAATTATTAAATTGAAATTTGGTGAAGCAACTGATATGGGAGCCTATCCATGGGACGAATGTATGACTGACCAAATGGCAAGATATGGTGATGAAGAAACCGCAAAGAAGGTATGTGGAGCAATTAAAGCGGGAATGAAAAAATCATTTGCTGAAGGTGATAGTTTGGAGAACGCATGTTGGCCAGGATACACCGCAATTGGTCTAAAAGAATTGGATGGTCGTATGGTTCCAAATTGTGTTAAGGACGAAGAATAAGGTCTTAAATCGTCATTTTTCAATATTGTCCGGCAAGATTTTGCCAAACAACATTTGGAACAGCGCACAAAAAACCCCATCGTAGAGACGACAGGGTAAGATTAGGATACAGTTATGAAAAACCTAATCTATTTATAATGTTTTAATAAAATCTATTACTTCATCAAATGTGAAATTATTATCCATACCTAAAGGACTAAAGGTAGGTGAGTTTCTTCGTTGGTCTTGAATTACAAAATACTCCTTACCTTTTTCAATTCTTGGGTGGACAACAATAATATCAAATCTTTCTTCTCTACTTTTATTAGCCACACAATAGGATGGTTGAAAATCACTCCATGAATCGTGAATATCCATATTTAAATCATTAACTGATTGTTCTAATTTTAAACATAAATTAGTAAGTTTCTTACCAAAATCTCCGTCTTTTACGAAGCTATTTACTGATTGTTCTTTTTTCATAACTATTAATTTAAACTGCGTGATTTAATTTAGATTGTATTAATTTAAAATTGTAGATGATATTAAAATATTCATCACTATTATCATTTTGAATTGTCTTAATATGACTATCAATACATTCTTTTAATAATTTAATATCGTCTATTTGAAGTGATACTTTTTTATAAGATTTAACACGACCAACCGTATTAACAGTTTCATCAGGTTTTATATAATATTTTTTTTGTTTTATATGTAGACAATCTTTACAATAATAAGATAATCCATCATTTGTACGGTAATGTTTATTAAATTCTCCAAGAGGTTTAATTTCATTACAGTTAGTACATTCTTTTGATTCTTTCATATTAATTAAATTTGTGTTGCTAAAATTGATTCATTCATATATTGGTAAGACATACCATTATATGTATCATCTGGAATCATACCCCATTTATAAAGATAGAATATTTGGATACAAATTAATGCTGTTAATTGACCAATATCTTCACTCATTTCCCATTTAATAGTTTGACCTAATGGTTGCTTACCATCTTTAAAACCTAATAAAATATAAAATTGTTTAATATATTGTTTTAAGTTTGATTTAGTTTCTTTTTGAAATTCTTCTAAAGAAATATTATAACCATTAACTTGTTTTTCAATGGCGTTCATTTCATTCTTATATACTTGTTCACAAGTATCGTGAATGTATTTAATACCATCCCAATTTTCCATACCTTCTAATGCAAATAAACCCCAACCATCTTCTGTGTCGTGTTTATAAAACCAACCAATACCAACTAATGTGTTTAAACCCATTTCGTTAAACATTCTTGATGTAGCTTCTCTACGTGTTTCACGTTCAGCTAATCTTTTTTGTGCTCTACTTGACATAACTATATTATTTATTTTGGATAAGTCGGTTTCTTAATTTAAGGATAGTGTCTAAAAAGGTTTCGTCTGGTTGTTCCAAACCACTTTCAATTTCAATTGATTGGGTTAATGCTTGCAACAAATATTGTATTTGTTGTGGACTTAAAACTAAATTATATCTTTCTTTCATAACTTTTTATTTGATTTTTGTAAAGGTAGGGGATTGTTAGTCCCCCACCAAATTTGTTTTAATTTTCTAATTCATCATCTTTAGGAACCAATGTAATTTCGTAGGTGTCTTCAAAAGACCAAAACTGATTCATAACAGGAGTTAATAAATCTGTCTTTAAATGGTTATTAACGAAATGTGTAATTCGTCTTTCTTCACCTTTAATAATAAAGGTTGTCCAACCACGATAGTCAATTTCTGTACCAATGATGGTAAAATCGTAATTTGCTCTCATAACTTTTTGTTTTAAACATCTACCTGATGTTATTAAGACACAAAATTAGTATATCCTAACTTACCCACCAAATATATTTTAAGAAACTTATCCACATACTTATCCACATTTGTGATCTGTCCCAATATTGTTTGGCAAGAATATAAGGGTGGGGGATTTTGCCAGACAACATTCAAATTTTATTCCACCGACACCTTCCGTACAATCCAAATAAAAAACCCCCACCGAATAAACGATGAGGGAGTTATGAACAAACCATCAATACGAAACATATTAAAAGATGGGGGAAGGATAATCAATATACAAATGGCAATAAGTAATAAAACTATACATCCACCCCCATCGTATAATAAATATAAGAAAAAGAATTTGAAATACCAAATATTATTCAACCATTTTTTTTGAGTGTTCAATCAAATCTTCTAACTGTGATTTAGGTTTTGTAATAACACCTTGGATGGTTTCTTCTTTAACTTCTAATTTGTTTATCACTCGTTGAAATTCATCTTCAATAAATTCAAAATAAGGATTAGTTTTAACATTTTCCAAGTGTGATTTAATTATTCCTGTAATTATTTGTTTTTCCCATTTGGTTAGATAAACCGATTTATTTCTTTTCATCTTATTTGTTTATTTTTGGTGATGGTTCACGAAGTTTAATATAAATAGAATCTAAATCTTTTTCTAATTCTTGCCTTTCTTTAAGTCCCATCCACCTTTCAGATTCTTTCCACGCAAGGTACAGTGCTCCTCTAAATGAAGATACTTCACTTTTTGTTAATTTAATTTCTTTCATATCTTCTTCCGAGACAATCATAATTGGTTTGGTAATAACACCTTGGATGGTTTCTTGTTTAACCCACTCAAAAGAATAACCCTCGTGGTAATATCCACTTTCATCAGAAATATAATCAGATATTCTGTCTTCAATCCAATCATTCTGTAAATGTTTTTCATCCCAATCGGAAACATCAATAATCATTTCAGTTGGTTCTGCGTTAAAGGTAGCATCATATTCTTCTTTCGGTTGGTCAGTATGGTCTTCATAATTGTAAAACCATTTAATGTCGTACACCCTAATTTGTTTTTTCATTTTATTTATTTTAATTATTATCAAATACAAAATACACTTTATTACCATCATACCTATATCCAAACTTTTTCATAAATCTGATAAACTTTTTGTTTTGTAAAATAGTTTTATCCTGTTCAATAAGAGTTTGAACCCCATCTAACATCTTTTGAAACTCCTTAAAATAATCTTCTTGTGGTTTTTTCATTTTATTTATTTTTAATGTGAGCGATAAACATCTTCATACAAAAGTCATCAAACGTCATTTCATGTGGGTCAATCTGTGTTGAGTATATCTCGTATAACCCATCGTAGTTGTCCGCTGTGAACTTAATTAGTTCTTCCATATTAATCTTCTTTAAATCTATTTTTTACTTCTTCAAGTAATTTTTTATTTCTAAAATTTTGCTCTTCTACATTTTTAATTGATAGGTTTAATGACGCGTCAATTACCTCGTAGATAAATTGTCTATCACAATCCTTTTCTTCTAACCATATTTGTAATTCATCTAAACGGTCACAAGCAAAGTTGGTTAGTAAATAATTTAATTCTTTATCGTTCATATTATTTAGTTTTATAATTCTTTTTAATATGTTCATCAAACTTTTCCATCCAACCATCATCACCAGTTTCAATATAATTGATGAATCGTTTGGTCAGAAGGTTCATATCTGACGTGGTTAAAGTTAAGTCATTTAATTTACAAAAGTCCAACACAGCGTTTAGTGCTGAACATCTGTTAATCTGTGGTTGTACTTCTTCCTTAAAGAGTTGAGTTCTGTTGAAACCTAATTCAAGGTCCTTGTAATTAGCCATTTTGTTTTATTTTTTAAGTTGATAAAAATGTTCAGGTCTTCCGTACTTACTTGTCTTCTTCTCGCCTAATCTAATTAACTTACCTTCCTTGGTTAAATCAGTTAAACATCTACCTACTGATGTTGGTAATATGAAACATGGATATAGGTCAACCATATCCCATTTACTAAACTTTATTTGTTGGGGTTCATAAACCTCAAACATTCTTAATACTACATCCTCTTGTTTTTTAGCGTCCTTTTGAAATTGTTTAAGAGTAGGGTCTCTTTCAATAGTTGTGTTGTGGTAACTCATAATATAATTGTTTATACATAAATATATGAAACTTCACCGATATTACAAAATCTTTTGATAAATCTTTTTCCACATCTAAAATAGGTATGTTTATAAAATAAATTAATCTTTTTGATATTTCAAATATTTATAGTAAATTAGCAGTATGGAGAAAGAACAATTCTTAATGGTTTCATATTCATTATTGAATATAAAAGATTTAAAAGATGGTGATAAACTATTATTGGCATTAATACAATCATTAGATAAAGCAAAGAATGGTTGTCTTATCTCTAATTCTTATTTGGGTAAATTATTTAATATTAGTAGAACCGCAGCATCCGAAAGAATAACTAAATTAAAGGGTTTAGGTTACATTGAGACAAGTTCTTATACATTTAATAATAAAACATTTAGAAAAATTATACCTACATTTAAGGAAAAGGAGTCGGTCAAGTTAAATGAGGTAGTCGGTGAAGTTAAAGGAGATAGTCGGTCAAGTTTAAACCCCCCTTCAAGTGAAGTTGGCACTATTATATTAGATTCATTAAATCAATCATTAGATAAAACATTACATATTACTGGAGGAACATCTTTATATCAATATCAAAAACAAAAAGAAAATGGAAACTAATGATATTGTATTTAATCAATATTTAGATAATTGGTTAAAAGGTTGTAAAAATTATTATAAAACAAATATTAAAATTATGGCTACAGTTGAAGAAGATTTAAAAATGATGAAGACCGCACACAGCAGGTTACTTAATCAACATAAAGAACTTGAGAAATTAGTTTTACAAATTTTTGCTGCACAAGGTAAATTTGAAGAATATGTGCAAGAACAATTAATTGAATTAAACAATACTCAACCACCGAAGGTGAAAAGTCAATTTATTGTTGATAATGTATATAGAGAACAAATATCTGAAATACTATCAAATAATCAAGTAGAATGGCAAGGTGGTCAATATGTTTCTTATGAGATTAAATTCAACGATAGAGAAGAAATATATACCTGCTTCATTTCTTTAAAGTATAGATTGTTAGCTGGATTTACTATTAGATTTACTTATGATGGTAATGGTAAATTAAAACAATTAAGAATCTTGGAATAATAAATAATTTTACATATATTTATATACATATATAAAGATTATGACTAAAGAAAAGAAAGGCTGGTGCTGGAGAGATAAAGAACTATCGTTGAAGGAATTTTATAATTTACCTTCAACCGCAAGGAATGAATATGTTTCCATGCTAGAGAAACTAACCTCAACAGAAAGAAGTTCTGGTGATGAAATAATCCTCAACCAATATTCAAAAGTAATTACACAAACAAAACAATTCTTATCACTTGATGATATAGATTAGATAGTTTATATTTATTTATTATCATACCTGGTAATAAACTCCTGACCTGGTATCCTAATTAAAAAATGGGGTATCAGGTTTTTTGATTTATAGAAGTATTTATATGAAGATATGTTCCAAGTGTAAGGTTGAAAAAGATGAGAAAGAGTATTATACTTATTATCATTCTGGTCATAAAAAGTTTTATACAAGATTAATTTGTTTAGATTGTACAAGACAACAAGCAAGAGAATATAAACTCAAATTAAGACAACAAAAAAAACTATTGGAACAAGTACCTCAACAAGAAAAGATAATCCAACCAGTGGTTCCAGAATCACAACAGGAGGTATTGAAAGGTCAACGTAGATGTAAGGATTGTAATGAAATTAAGAATATGAATGAATTTTATATAAATAGGTTCCAATGTATTGTATGTGTAAGAGAAAAGGAAGCAACATATAGAAGAAAAGAAAGTTTGGAGCGTAAAATCAATAATGGTGGTTCTGAAAGGGTTAAACAAACACCGGGAGATTATGCTGATATATATCAAGAACAACAGGTAACAGAATTTCTAACAGCGTTAGGTTGGAAACTAAATCCAAATGGTGTATGGAGCAAGAAAGGATTTAAGACAAAAGATAAGGTATGGGAGAAACCAATTAAGAAATTTAAATATATAAATCTTGGAAATTATAAAGGAAGTGAAAGGTCACCAGTATATTTAAAAAGAAATGAATTATTGGAATTAAGAGAAAGGGGAATGACTTATATTAAGATAGGAGATATTTATGGTATATCACCAGCAACGGTTATGAGAATTATAAAAGATAATTATGACAAGAAGTAGAGAACATATTGAACTTGGGTATTTTGATATACCTAAAGCTTATGCTGATTTTACAGTTAAACAAAAGAAAGCTGTATGTATAAAAATCATAGATGTATTATTAGAACACATTGATAAAAATTTAGATCCAACCATAAACCGAATTAGTTTCCTTGATGATGTATTGGAAAGTAGTTTGATGACAAACGAAGAAGACGAAGAATATACTGTATGTCAGGTCTTGTTTGATTGTAGAAAATTAATTAATGATTAAAGAAATAGAGGATTATATACAAAAAAACTATTATCATTTATATAATATAGCAATGAAGATGACCAAGCAAGACCCATTAACGAGGGACTTGTTACATGAATGTATAATACAACTCTACGATAAGGAGGTTATAACTCTAAAGAGTTATGATGATAATAGTATAAAGTATTATATCGTAGCGGTGATGAGGATTAATTACTTCAGTAAGACCAGTCCGTTCCACTATCGTATAAGAAGGGAAAGACAGATAATGAATGTGGATGTTGCAACCTGTTGGGACTTATCATATGAACAAGAAGAATTTGAACAAGAACAGATATATCAACTATTGGAATTAAACTATTCAGAATTAGATTGGTTTAAAAAATCCTTATTGGACTTGTACCTCTCTCTCAATAGAAGTATGAAAGCGGTGAGTAGAAAAACAAACATACCAAATCAATCAATTAGTCGTTATATTAATGAAATAAGAAAGCAAGTAAAGACAGATATAATAAACAAAATAAACAATTAAAGATGGGATGTAATTGCGGTAAGAAAGAAAAGGTAATACAGAATCCAAAAACAGTTAAGTTAGTAAAGGTGGATGAAAGAGAACCAACTAAAGAAGAAATAAACTTGGTGGATGATTGGTATAACAATATAGATATAATAGAATCAATTAATGAAGAAGAAAATACAGGAACAAACAATAACAAGTAATATATCCAACGAAGATATTCTATTTGCTCATATGGTATTAAAAGCATCAGGAGCAACACAAGAATATAAGGATAGAGCAAACAGTATATATAAAGTTATATTCGGTGAGGATGTAGTTTATAGTTGTTGTAAGAATAAAGCTTTTATCAAATTGGATTATATGGCTAAACAATTAAAATTAATATAATATGGCAAAAGTAGCAGCAGGTGGACGTAAATCCAACGAACTTCAGTATGAAGAAAAGATGGTTAGGGTGTTTGAACTAATAGTATATGAGAAAAAATCATTTACAGAATTTAGAGATATAGCTTCAAAAGAATTTGAGGTAACAACAAGAACAGCAGAAAGTATGTGGACTGACTGTAGGAACCGTCTTAAAGAACGTTTCTCACAAGAACGAGAGGAAATACTGTCCGAACAATTAAACCGGCTGTACGACCTTCTAAATCGTTCAAGGATAGGAAACAATAAAAGAGTTGAAGCAGAAGTGTTAAGAGACATTAGTAAGATATATGGATTGGACCAACCAGTTAAGATGGACATAACGTCAGGTGGAAACCCAATAACCATATCAATAAATTTGGACCAATAATTTTTTAAATAAGATTGACCAAAACTTCGTTTTTGGCAAAAATCAAATACAATATATATGGGAATAGTAAGAAGACACAAGAGACAAAAGGAAAGAGATGTAAAGAAGATGTATGAAATGGAAATTAGAAAGATGAGTAAGATGACTGACCAACAAAAAATCACACACTTACATTATCTATCAACTATAGTCAAGAATAAAACCAGTTAATGGAAATTAATTTACATAAGAAACAATATGAAACGTTTAAGTTATTACTTGATAAAACTCACCGAGAAGTTTTATATGGCGGTGCTAAAGGAAGCGGCAAATCCTATTTGGGTTCTGTATGGGTTCTATATATGTGCGTTACTTATCCTGGTATTAGGGCGTTGATTGGTCGTACAGTTTTAACACAACTACGAGTGACCACGATAAAGACATTATTAGACCTATTTAAGGACCATGGAATCACGCCTGAACATTATACCTATAACCAACAATCTAACGAAATTAAGTTCTACAATGGAAGTGAGATAGTGTTTAGAGATTTACAATACAATCCATCAGACCCTAACTACGATAGCTTGGGAGGATTAGAAGTTACTATTGCTTTTATAGATGAGATTAGTCAGGTCTCAAGACAAGCGTATGATGTGGTCCGTTCATTATTAAGATATAAGATTAATGAATATAAACTAACACCAAAATTGTTTATGAGTTGTAACCCAACCAATAGTTGGTTAAAGTCAGAATTTTATACACCACATATTAATCAAACATTAGAACCATATAAAGTTTTTGTACAGGCACTCCCGAAAGATAATAAAAATTTACCACCAGAATATTTGGAGATATTAAGAAACCTACCACCAAAACAAATGAAACGTTTATATCTTGGTGATTGGAATTATGAAATGGAAGAAGATAGTTTATTTGATTTTGATACAATCAGTTCAAGTATATTCAAGTCAGCACCAAATGTGGATGATAAGAAGTTTATGAGTGTGGACGTAGCAAGGTTCGGTAGTGATAGGTCCGTAGTGGTGATATGGGTGGGTAATGTCATCACCGAAATACTTACCTATACCAAACTATCAACAACAGATTTGAGTGAAGAAATAAGGGGTCTAATACAGAAATACGGGGTACATCCACAGAACATTGTGGTAGATAGTGATGGCGTTGGTGGTGGAGTAGCAGACCAAATCCGTGGAAAGAACTTTATAAACAATGCAAGTCCATTACATAAACAAAACTATACCAATCTCAAAAGTCAATGTTACATTAAATTAAGTGAGATGTTTAAGGAAGGAAAAATATCAATCAATGTTATGGACCCAAATACAATAGACACATTAACACAAGAACTATTAAGTGTAAGATTAAAAGATACAGATAAGGACAATAAGATTGGTGTTCATAGTAAGGATGAAATGAAAAAGATATTGGGAACATCACCCGATATAAGTGATGCCGTGATGATGAAAATGTTATTTGAAGTTAGTACACATAAGAACACAGGTAAATATTCAATTTCCTTTATCTAATATAAAGTGTATATTATTCATATGGATATAGGAGAAAAACAAAACAAACTAACACTCATCAAACGTACAGGTATTATTAAATCGGGTAATAAGAATTATAGGACAGGTATATTCCAATGTGATTGTGGTAATGAGAAGATGGTTATAATACAGAATGTTGAAAGGAATAATACTAAATCGTGTGGATGTAACTACAAGATTAGTAATAAAGATAAAAAATGGGGAAGAAAATGATAAAATTTAAGATAGAAGATAAACAATACGAAATACCTGAAGTGATGACGATAGGTCATTATGTTAAGATGTATAAGTTAAAAGATTTATTCTCGGATGATTATTACGCAGCGAAGTTGGTGAATTTATTTACAGGAGCACCTGTTGAAGATTTATTAGAGACAGATTTTGAGAAGGTTAATTATTTAGCATCAGAAATTGTAAAACTAATACCAACAGAAAGACCCAAGTTTAAAGATAGATTTGATTTGGATGGAGTAAGTTATGGGTTCTTTCCCAAGTGGGAGGACCTATCGTTTGCAGAATATGTGGATATGGATACAATCAGTACCAAGAAAGAAGATGAGGTATTAGATATGCTACACATCTTATGTGCAATAATGTATAGACCAATTATAAGTGAAAGGTCCCGTCATGATTTTGATATTGAGAAGTATGATGTTAAGACCATGCAGAAACGGGCAGAACTATTCAAAAATAAATTAGATGTAGGTGTCATATTATCGGCACAGTTTTTTTTTATCAACTTCGCAAACAGATATTCAAATTATTTCCAGCTGTCTTTGACTCCGAGATTGCCAATATGGATGAGGATAAAGCTCGTATGGTCCTTGAGGAAGATAATAGTAGCCGCTCTTTTCAATCGGTCTATGGCTGGTTCATTGTCGTCAATAAATTGGCTGGAAATGATTTTGCAAAACACGAGTACATCTACGAAAAAACGGTGGTGGAAGTTCTAAACCAACTATCCTATTTAATAAACTACGACCAAGAACAAGAAAGAATTATGATGCAAGCTCGTAATTCATAATACGCTTTTAGTTTTTTTATATTTACTAATATGGTGAACTACAAACAGATTATTCAGGATTTAAGTGGTATTGCTTATTATAACCCACAGATTAATTCTTTTGGTTATGGTGATATTACCCAACTTACAATGGATATAGAGACCAAACAGGAACCTGTATATATGAAAATGTATGTGGTACCAGGTCAAACTGTATTAGCACAGAATAGATTGGACTATAATTTCTCAATTATCATATGTGATATTATTAATGCTGACCTATCCAATCAGGAAGATGTTATGTCCGACACATTGGAAACGGTTAAAGATATATGGACCATATTATATCAATCATATACAAAAGATTTTGGTGGATTCAGTATAGATTATGAACCATTATGGAATAGTCCTGCTGAACCATTCTTGGAAAGATATGAGACATTACTCGGTGGATGGACATTGAACATAACAATAGAACAACCGTTTGATTATAATACTTGTGTATTACCAATATCAGGATTAACATTACCAACATCGGTGAATGAAGTTAATTACAAATTAATATTGGATGATTTAAAAGAAATAGCAAGAGCACATGAACAGATTAACTCTTATGGGTTTGGTGATGTAACACAATTAACATTAGATATTGAGACCAATAAAGAACCGTTATATACGAGGATGTATATTGTACCAGGTCAAACAACACTGGCACAGAATGAAATGATATATAACTTTCAAATAATAATATCAGATATAGTGGAAGATGACTATTCAAATCAACGAGATGTGATGAACGATGGTTTAGAAATTTGTAAGGATGTATTTACTGTATTGTATTTAAGTGAGTATGAGTGTAATTGGAACGCAACGTGTGAACCATTCCTTGAAAGGTTTGAAACGGTATTGGGAGGATGGACAATGAATTTACAAATAACACAACCATTTGATTATAATAGATGTGTTCTTCCTGAATTACCATTCTACACAAATAAGAAATGGTATGAGCTGGCAGAATTATGGAACACAATATCTAAAGTATGGAAAAAAGTATAAACAAAAAATATTAATATAACATGGGCCAATTAAATAATTTATATGTTAGTAGTTCCTTTCAAGGTCTATTAAAAATGACTGATAGTACTACAGGATTAACAAGTACGCTACAAACGGTACAAGGTGGTGATGGAAGTAATAGTCCATTACAAATGAGTTTAACTGAAGTGAACATATCAGGTTCATTAACCGTCAATGGTGCACCGATTGAATTTACTAATACAGGTTCATTTGCAACCACAGGTAGTAATACATTCATTGGAAACCAAACAATAGTTGGTAATGTAACATTCCCAAGTAATAGTTTTGTATCAACTGATAATATATCAGGAACGTTATATCTTTCATCATTAAATCAAGGAACATTATATCTTAACGGTGATGGTGGTGAAGGTGATGTAGTAATTGGTTACTCCGCGTGGCAGAATAACTTAAAAGTAAAAGGTGGTAATACAGAAATTACAGGTTCATTATACTCAACAAATATTATAGGAACAGGTAGTTTATTTTTACAACCAAATCAATCTGATGCAAGATTTTTAGAAATATATAATACATCACCAACCGACACACATATTACAGCAAGTGGTGGTCAAATATTTTTGGGTAATGATGTAACGTATGTTAAAGTTGATAATTACGGTTCAGTTAAACGTATTGATATTGTAGCTGATAATGGTGTATATGTTTCAGGTTCAGTTCAAATTACTGGTTCATTAGTAGTAAGTGATATACAATCAGGTTCTTCATCAAATGAAGTGGTAGTATATAATACATCAACAAATGTATTAGAAAGAAAAACAAACGCAAGTAGTTCAGGAACGTCAGGAAGTGATGGAAGTAGTGGTACATCTGGTTCAAATGGAACTGATGGTAGTTCAGGTACATCAGGTTCAAGTGGTAGTGATGGTAGTTCAGGAACGTCAGGAAGTAACGGTACAGATGGTAGTTCAGGAACGTCAGGAAGTAACGGTACAGATGGTTCTTCAGGAACAAGTGGATTATCAAGTTCATTTTTTAACTATAAAGCAAAAGACACAATTACAAGTGGTAACCCTGGTTCAGGACATATTATTTGGGACAACGCAATACAATCAGGTGCAACATCTATTAACGTAAGTGATATAGACCAATTAGGAAATAACGTGGATATATTTTTATCCAATTTAGCATCAGGTTCAACAATATCTTTACAAGACCAATCAAGTCATTTAAATTATCAAGAGTGGACATTAGGTACAGGAGTTGATAATGGAACATATTGGACGTTCCCTGTTACATTACAAACAGCAACATATTCGTTTCCTAATAACCACGATATGTTATTTATTGTTATTACTACTCCATCGGGAACGAGTGGAACATCAGGAACTAATGGTTCTTCAGGAACGAGTGGTGATAGTTTATTCGCACTAACAGGTAGTATATGGAACACAACAAATAATGTTGGTATAACAGGTTCATTAGATATTAATGGAACAACAAAAATTACAGGTTCATTAAATGTTTCAGGTTCAGGTCAATATGATATTAACTTAAACGGACAGATGTTGATTAGTAATATGGACACCAACACTACACGAGCACCGCGTATATTCCTTTCAGGTTCAGGTGGTAATACAACTATTAGTAGAAATAGTATTGTTACTACAAATACAACATTTACAGCTCAATTAAATCCTTTTGCTACATTTGCTTACAAAAACGCAACATTTGATGAAATTGGTTTTACTGTTGATAGTGGGTCTGTTTCAGGTTGGACGAAGGGACCAGCAATATATACTAATGACCCAACTGATAATTACCCTGCGATGATTGGGTTTCAAGATAAAGCAAACTATACTGATGGTAGAATTACTTTACTTAAAAATACTGATATATCAGGTTCATTATATGTTTCATCATCAATTCAAAAAGATGTTATTGTTGACGGACAAATATGGGTGAGTAGTTCATTAGTAGCAGCAACAGGAACAACAACACAACCACAAGTTAATGTGGTAGGTTATAGGTCAGCAACAAGACGAGGAACATCACAATTAAGTCCAGGACAAATTACTTTATATCAATCAAGTAGTGTAGTTGGTGAGGGACAGGTTACAATATCACCAGCAGTAGGTATAACTATTTTTAATCAAAATAGTATAGAAAGTCAAATATACGGACAAGGTGTTGGTAGTGATAATACAATGACCTACAATGAATATAAAGGTGTATATAATTTAGATGGAACAGTAGATGTAGAACAACAACTTGAAATAACATCATCAGGTTCATTATTTAAAGATTGGGATAATAGTGGATTAGTTTCTTCTCCCTATATGAGTTTAGCACCAAATAATGGTGATAATCCAACACCACAAATGTTGAGAGGATTAGGAATAACAGGTTCATTAAATGTTACAAATGGTATTACAGGTTCATTACAAGGTACAGCATCATTTGCAATATCAGCATCATACGCACCTGATGGTAGTAATAGAAATGGTTTAATTACCACAGGTTCAATAGCTGGTTCACAATCTATAACAGGTTCATTAATTATTAGTGGTTCAATAAATATAACAGGTTCAGTTCAAGGTAATATATCGGCTTTATCAATAGCATCTAACACTGCGTCTCTAAACTTAAATGATGGTAACTTCTTTACACTTCAATTAGTTAGTGGTAGTAATACTCGTATTGAACCATCTAACATTAAACCTGGTCAAACTGTAAATGTATTATTATCAACAACAGGTTCAGCAACAGTTTCGTTCCCAACAACAGTTAAACAAATTTCAGGTTCAGCGTATGTTCCAACAATAACAACAAGTAAGGATGTAATAACATTAATAAGTTTTGATAGTTCATCACTTTATTTAGCAAACGTTAAAAACTTTATATAATATGATATTTGCACCTTTTGCTTATAAACAACAAGTTACAGCAACACCACCAGTTATTACAACTGGATTGGTATTTTATGTTGATGCTGGTAACACATCATCTTATCCAGGAACAGGAACAACTTGGTCTGATTTAAGTGGTAACGCAAGAAATTTTACATTAACCAATGGTCCAATTTATAATTCAGGTAGTGGTGGTTATTTTGCGTTTGATGGTGTAAATGATTTTGCACAAGGACCATCTTTAAATGTTGGTACAGGTTTTACTATAGAATGTTGGGTTCAAACTACCACAACCGCCACAGATTGTTTTATAGGACAATCACCTTCAAGAGGAATTTACTTCGGTTCAAGACCATCTGGAGGTCAGGTTAAATTAGGTATATCAGGTCAATTTGATACTCCTTGGGGATTTGTATTAAGTACATCAAATGTTAATACTGGTAATTGGGTATATTGTTCTTCAACATATGATGGTGCAAATGTTAAAGTTTATTTTAATTCTACATTACAAACAACAACAGCAAAAACCGGTTTTTACAATGCCGCAACAATAAGAATAGGTGATAGTGGTGGAGGTGAATTTTTAATAGGTAATATTTCAATAGCCAGACTATATAATACGGTATTAACAGATGCCGAAATAATTCAAAATTATAACGCTCAAAAATCAAGATATGGATATTAACACAACAGCAGAAGAAAGGTCATATATGACCGTAGGAATGGATGAAATTAATCTAATAGATTTTTCACAAGTATTACAAAATAGTGAAGAAACTGTTAGAGAAAATAATAATAAAACAAGATTTTTAATTTCTTGGAATAATGGAGAAGAACCTTCATTTATTTCTTCTTTACAAACAAAATCACCAGTTTATACTTACGATGAGATTTTAATTGTAATGGATACAAATGAATGGTCAAAACCTGTAACAGGAACAACAGAAAATTAATATGGATATAGAAACTATAACAACTATAATGGATGATGTATTGAAAGGAGTATTGGACCTTAAAGAGTATCCCTATTCAGCAAAACGAAGATTTGGAACTGGCAATAAAGTTGCTTCAGGTTCACTTCGTGCATCAATCATGGTAGTACCTACATCAAAAAAAGGTGTTATTAGTTTCCAAATCTTCGCAAATGATTATTTCCAATGGATACAATCAGGTAGAGCAGCAGGAAAAAAAGGTGTTCCTATTGATGCAATATTAGATTGGATGAACGCAAGGGGAATATTTGCAACAGATGTAAGTAATGTAAAATATAAATCACTACAATCTCAAGTTTCTACGGCGTATATTATCAATAGGTCAAGAATAAAGAAAGGTAAGAAAGCTTTACCCATGAAAGTATTGCTTGATTGGATTAAAGAAAAGAATGTAAGGTTTAATATTGATTTACAAAAGGGTATGGCGTTTGCTATACAACGAAATATAAAAGAGTTTGGTATTTTACCAGCAGATATAGAAGATAAATTTTATGATAAATTAGAAGAAAGTACCGTGTTTATGGATGCGTTGGAACAATATACGTTTGAACAATTTGAAAATATGGTAGATAATATTTTTATCAGCACAAAAATAGAAACAATATGAGTTTTGGATACCCACAATTATACGCAAATGGATTAAATAATAATACCCAATTAAGAAGAAGTACCGACATGGTATATCAACGAGGTGGGAATTATAATATAGTTCTAACAGGTTCAACATATGAATCTGATATGGAGATGGATGTAGATTTATATGGAGATGGAACTAAAGTAGGAAGAATGAGTTTAGTACCTTATAACACATCATTATCAGGTGCAACTTATTATTATTATTTTAATTTGAGACCATATAACTATATGTCTAATTATGTTCAGTCAGAACATTTCCAATACTATTGGTTAAACAACTGGTACTCAACAACAAATACAATTAATATTAATAACCCATATCCAAATATTATTACAGCAAATTATAAGTATGGATATAGATATGTTAATTCAACGGGTGGAACTGAAACAGAATATAGTGGAAACACACCAACAAATGATTTAAATCATTTTACAAACATACCTAACTGTATTACTGCAACAGGATTTACAGCATCAGGATTTACAAACACAGGACAATATTTTGATTATATCGGTGGTCAATTTCAAATGTTAGAGAATAAATATATCCTTCCAAATTTTGACCAAGAGATTGGTACTGTTATGGGAACAGGATTAACAATTAATACATTAGACAATAGTAGAAGATTATCACCCATATCACAATATATGATGGACTATCCAAGTGTTCCTGAAGCAAGTGAGACAGCAAGATTTTTAACTGATGCTCCACGTATCCAGTATATACAACCTGACGAAAATTATGTATTATATTACTTAAACGGACAATCAGGAGACAGAATGGTTATAGAAGCGGACTACGCAGTTTTTACTTTATACGATGAATCAAATACTAAATTATCAGTTAATGGTTATTGGTCACAAGAATTAAACTTTAGTGGTACAACATACGCATCACCAACAGGATATACGGACACATTACAACCATTTTCTTTACCTTGTGGACCAGCAGACATAACAAATTTATTCTTATCAGGTCAAACATGGGAGAATGTGGCCTATTATACGGTTCAATTATTCTATTCATACCCAACAAACAGTGCAAATAGAGCGTCAGTAGGACCAGTTGGTCCTGTAAGTGAGACATTCTATTTCTATTTATACGATAATTGTCTTCCACAAAATACAAGAGTATGTTTTTTAAACTCAAAAGGTGGGTTTGACTACTTTACTTTTAAGGCGTATAGACAAGACACCAAGAAAATTAAGTCACAATCATATAATAGTAGGTATTTTTCAACAGATAATTCAGGACCAGATATAAATTTTGGTAGAAATGTGAAGACATTTGGAACAGATGTTGACCAAGAAATAGTAGTTGAGTCAGATTTTATTAATGTATCAACAGGAAAATGGTTAGAACAATTATTTATGTCACCACAAGTGTATGAAGTTAAACCTAATTACATATCACCAATGGATAGACAAGATAAAATATATATGGATTTAAGACCATTACAAGTATTATCAACTGAAGTACAGACAATTACTAAAAAACATCAGAAGTTAAATAAATATAAAATAACATTTAAGTCGGGAGACACATTCTTTGCTAATCAAGGATTTTAATATATGAGTCAACAACAAACAATATTAAGGGTACAGACAACTGTACCACATTTAACAATTAGTGGTGAAACACAATATGTCAATTTAGATTTATATAGTGATATTCCAATTAAGATTAATAAATCTTTTGCGGAGTTACAGGACATATCCAAAAAGAACACGGACTTTTCTGTTAATCTTTCTTTACCTGGTTCTAAAAAGAACAATAGGTTTTTTGAGAGTTTCTTTAATGTGGATGTGGATGGGTTATATTTTTTCAGTAATAAAAAGACAGCTTGTGATGTATTGATAGACAGTCAATCTTTTTTCAATGGTTACATGAGATTAAATAAAGTAAATGTATTAGATAGTAAGGTAGAATATGATGTGACTTTATTTAGTAGTGTTGCAAACTTATTTGGAGATATAGGAAACAACTTATTAAAAGATTTAGATTTTAATGACACTACATATACATTCAATCATACATTTAATTTAAATAACGCAGTTGAACCATACCAAGATGAGGAAACTAATTTTGGTTTAAATCAAGAAGCACCATATCTATATTTTTATCCATTGGTTCATAATGGTTATGAATATTCAGGGTCAACACTTAACTTGAGTGGTGGAACACCTGACGAACAAACAAGGTTCTATACATCAACAGGACCTATATCAGCATGGACAAGTAGTGGAGCAATGTACGCAGCAGGTGTTCAACATTATAAAATTAATTCACCAGGTGAAGGTATATTTGACAATCAATTAAAACCTGCTTTAAGTATGTGGGGTTTATTGAAATTAATATTTAAGACATACGGATATACAATTACATCTGACTTTATGAACACACCTTGGATGAAGACCTTATATATGTATGGTTACTTTAGTTCAAGTGCAACAAAATTCAGTTATAGTTTAAGTACAATAGAATATCTTCCAAGGAGTGGTGTTGAATTAATATATAGTGGTAGTCAAACATATTCAACACCATTGAGTATTATAATTTGTAAAAGAGGTACAGGCATCCCATGCTATTGTTCTGAAACAATTAATTATGGGTTTGCTAATATGTTCCCTTATAGTGAATATGGTTCAATAGCAACAGGATTAAGTGGAGTAACAATTAACGCAGTATATGGATTTGATTTTGGTTTCCCTGTTGATGGTGTACCTGTGGCAGATATTAGTACATTAAGATATTTTCCAACAGCGGTAGGAACACCAATTATATTTCAAGAAGATGACGCAGTTAATTTTAGTTTAGTAATAGACCAAAATATAAAACAGATAGATATTATATCTTCTATAGCCAAGAAATTCAATTTGGTATTTATACCTGACCCAACTAATCCATACAATGTTATTATTGAACCTTATTCTTATTATATTGGAACAGGTGTGGTACATGATTGGACGGATAAATTATCATACGATAAAGGATTTTCAGTTGAACCAGCGTTGAATTACATTGCAAGTAACTTAATTTTTACTGACCAAGAGGATGGAGATTATGGAAATAAAGAATTTAAGGATAGAGAGAAACAAGTTTATGGAACACAATTATTTTATGGTCCAACTGATTTTAAATCTGAAACAGAAATTACAGAAACAATATTCTCACCTGAAGTATTAAGACAATGGGACACAGCTGACCAACCAAATAACGGTGGTATATTATTACCATTAGGAATTAATTATGTGGGATCATCAACAACGGAATCTGTAGGTGGTAATAGTCAAACATATTACGCTTATAGAGGATTAAAAACAAAACCAAAAATATTTTGGTTCTTGGGTTGTCATAATATGTTTTTGGACACATTGGGTGAGGTATATGAAAATACATTCTATAATACATTTAATATAAGTGTTAATTCATCAGATGATTTAACTGGTATAGCTTTATTAACTGCACCAATTATATCACACACGATGCCAATGGGTATGGCTGATGATGATAAGATTAATAATGATAGTGCTTGTATATTATTTAGTTCTGAATTTCCTATAGATATTGGGGTTCAAACATATAATGTATATACAGAAAATGATGCTTATAATCTATTTTATGATAATAGAATAAGTAATTTATATAACTCAAATACAAGATTTGTTAGTGGATTTTTTGATTTAAAATATTCAGATATTATTAATTTAGAACCAAAAGATATTATTAAAATACAAGAACAATTCTTTTATGTTAATAAAATACAAGAATATAATTTAGTTAATAGAGAATTAACAAGGGTTGAATTGGTACAAACAAATTTAACCCCACAAACATATCCAACAAGATATTTCAAATATCAATATTGTGATTATGCGTCAACAGGTGGATGTATATTTAAGATTGCTACTGACTTTACTAACCCTAATTTAAGAGACACAAGTTTTGGTTGGAGTATATATTATGACCAAATGATGGGAACATTACCTGCTGTAACAACAGGATTTACAGCTTGTTTATTAGATGTAAGAACAGGTGATGCAAGTTATGCTGTTCCATTTACAATAAGTGAAATTACAGAAAATGAATATGATAATTCAGGATATGTAGATTGGACTAATGACACAATGTTAGAACACGTTTGGAATTATGTAAATCCTGTATTTCCAAATACAGTATATGCGTTTGGTTTAGGTCTTCCATCATTTTGGAATGGTAGTGGTTATACAGGATTAAACTTATTTACAAATTGTACTGAATTTGATAATACAGCAACAACATATGGTATATTAGTAGGTCCATCAGATTATTATGGACCATGTGTTACAACACCAACTCCTACACCTACAAATACACCAACTAAAACTGTAACACCAACTCCTACTCCTACACCAGGATTATCCCCAAGTGCTACACCTACACCTACTCCAACTCCAACACCAACAGGTGGAAGTTATAATTATTATAGTGTAACAAGATATACTTGTCCATATTGTACATCTCCTGTTACAGGATTATTTGCAAGAACAACATCACCAACTTCATTAACAAATACACATTATTACAATAATGGTGATGGTTACGTTTATTTGGTTAATAGTAGTGTAGGTGGACCAAGTTATACAATAGATTTGGATGGTTCAGCATCATCAGGAACTAACTGTAGTTTAACGTGTGCAATATAAAAAAAAATAAAATATGACAGCAAGAATATATCCCTCACAACAAGACACATATTTAACAGCAATAGGTTCGTTATTGGTTACATATGAAGAAATAAATCAAGAAAGTAATGTTTCTCAAGTTCAATGTTTTGTTAATACTGTAGAGAGAAAATTAATACATAATAATAATGATAATTTATATTCAACTTTTTTATCTAATGGTGATGTAGTTAGAATATTAGTAACAACAACATCTAATGTTAGTGAAATAGATGTAACAAGAAGGGATTATACAACAGATGACCAAGGTGGTGACATGGGAATTAGAGATGTATATATAACAGGAGTTACAGGTAATTCACCAACAACTTTAGAAGTTACATTTACAGTTTCACCAATTTCACTTGATTATAATTTTGAATATTTGGTCAGTGCATCAGTTCAATATCCTGTAACTCCAACTCCTACTCCAACTAATACACCAACTAATACTGTTACACCAACTGTTACACCAACTAAAACTATTACACCAACTCCAACAAATACTGTTACACCAACAGTTACACCTACTATTACACCTACTAATACGGTTACACCAACATATAATCCAACACCAACACCAACACCTACACCAATTTGTAATATAGCAGGTAATTTTACAAATAACACAACATTATTATTACATTATACAACATTTGGTGCAACTGTTTCACCTTATGGAAAAAATACAACTTTAACTGTAACAATTGCAGGAACAACTTTTACACAAGCAATCGGATTTAATTTTGATACTAATCAAACTTTTGTTATTGATTTATCAAGTATTATTGGATATGAATATAATACACCAATATTTGTTCAAAGAAGATTTTGTATTATACCTGGACTTCTTGTAACTGTAAGTTCAAGTTCATCAGTATATCAAAACTCAACAAATATAGGTGGTTATAGTAATACAACAAACAGTAAATGTTTTACTGTAAATTACACAACATCAAATGTTGAGATTATAGAAGGACAAACAATAAATATATTTTGGCAAGATAGTATAACATAATTTATAATGAATAAAGGAATAAAAGTACAAACAACAGAATTAGGTCCAGGATTTATTTATCCAATTGGAACTACATATTATTTTGCTGTATATCAAGATTTTGATAATTATGCAGTAGGAGTTTTAACAGGAATAACAAGAACACAACTTATGAATGGTCTTATAATTCAAGTTGATATGAGCACCACTAAAATTAAAATTGATGGAATGGGTTCAAATCCTTGTGGAAAATTACCTGTAGATGGATTTACATTAGAATTTCCATTACCAACAAGAACCCCAACACCTACTCCTACACCAACACCGACCAATACACCAACTAATACTGTAACACCGACCAATACACCAACTAATACTGTAACACCGAGTATTACACCAACAATTAGTGTAACACCGAGTATTACACCTACTAATACACCAACACCAACTGTTACACCTACAAATACAAATACACCAACTATTACACCAACACCAAGTTCAACACCAGGTTTTATACCAATTATTACAAGTGGATTAACAATATATGGTGATGCCAATCTTGGACATTCATATCCTGGTACAGGAACTATTATCACAGATTTGAGTGGTAATGGTTATAATGGTAATTTAATTAATGGTACTTTATTTAGTGGTGGTACACCTAATTCATTTAAATACGATGGAGTAAATGACTATATTCAATTTCCTGGTTATAATGGACCAGATAATATTGATTATACGTGGGGATGTTGGGTTAGATTAAACAGTGGTCTACCGACAATGTGGATGAAAGGTCAATCAAGTTCTGATTGGGGGTTACGTCTTGAAATGGACGGTACAGGTCAATTTAATGCAGGTGCTGCCGCCTCTTTAACTAGTGGTGGTACAGTTAGTGGTATATATGCCTATTCAACCACAATAATACCTAACATAACATCTTGGTATTATATTGTAGGTGTATGGGATTCTGCTACGTCAATCAAATTCTATTTAAATGGTGTATTAGAAAGTACAACATTAACAACAAGAGGGTTTTTAAGAAACTCAACATTAGGATGGAATAGTGGTATATATGGTACTACATTCTCAAATAATTGGGTAGCAGATTTTGAAGTATATGCAAGAGTATTAAGTGATGCAGAAGTTCTTTATAATTATAACGCAAATAAATCCAAATATGGATACTAGAACTTATTTAATAAATAAAAATATAAATTATGAGTAAAAAATACATAATACAATTAAACAGTACAAATTTCGTATTTCCAAATAATACATTGGCGGAATATGATGTTGAAATTGTACAAGACATAAACGATAATAGTGTAAGTGGAACGATAAGTAATTTCACTGGTACATCAATAGCGTCAACAGGAATGACTTTTACACACGATTGGAGTTGGGCGAGAAATGGTGCTGATGTGTTTATATCGGCAACAGGTAATATACATATATTATCGGTCCATATGTTGGCAGCCGGTCAAACCTATTATAAACCGTGGAGATTGGTAGATATTATCACAAGTGGTACAACAGGGTCATCCACCTATTCGGGGTCAAACACGGTCACCGTAACCCCATCCATGGTGGGTTTAACAACGTTCATAACAGGGACATATTATTTTGAGATAAGAATGATAGGATTAAAGTCAGTTTATCCAATATGTCAGACACTTTCAATTACCGTTTAGTAAAAATTAATATTTATAGATATATGATAGTAGTAATAAATGGAGTAGAGACAGAAATTAACAGTTCATTATTTAGTTATGGTGAAATGATTAAGAAAAGAGACCAAATAAACTATATTGATATAGATTTTTCATCAATCAATTACTTGAAAGGTGATAAGAATATATTAAAAACTTGTTTTAAAGAAACAAAAAAAGAACTATTAGAAGAATATGGCAACTAAAAAACTCATAATAGAAGCGGAAGTAAAGACCGACCAATTAGATAAAGCGGTAAAGAAATTAGGTGAACTTAAAGATTTAGGTAAGGGACTCAAAATACAATACGATATTGATGGGAAACCATTGGATGTTGTTATTGATAAGTCAAAAAACCTACAACAACAGGTAAAGATATTAACTGCTGAATTAAGAAAAACGAAGGAAGGTACTGATGAATTTACATTATTATCAGCTAAATTAAATAATACTAAAGATGATTTAACAAGAGTTAATACCAAATCAAGGGAATTATTTGCAACATTTTCATTAATACCTGGTCCAATAGGTGAGATATTTGGTAAATTAAATGGTCTTATAGGTTTATTAAAGACCTTTTCTGGTTTTAGTATAAAGGATATTGGAAACCAATTTAAAAATTTATTCGGTGATATTAAAAATATTACAGATAGTTTTTATGGTTTAAATAGTGCTCAAAAACAAAATATAGAAATAATTGATGAAAGTACTTTAGCTACAGATGCCTCAACCGCAGCAAATATTAAAGATAATGACTTAAGGAGTAAAAAAAGTGAAGTATTAAGTGAAAGTACTGTGGCTACTGATGCGGCAACTGCTGCACAGTTAAAACAAAATAATGTAACAAAAGATAATAATGATTTACAATTTGAATATCTTTCTTCCGCATCAAGAAGAAGGGGAGTTGATATTGATGCTATTGCACTTGCAGCTAAAACAAATGAATCTGCCGCAAACGCAATAAAATTACAAGACGATTTAGCAAGTAAATTTGAAATGACCGCAAGAGCGGTTAATATCACAGGTAGTGGATTTAAACAATATACTTATGAATTAACTGATGCTAATGGTAAATTAATTACATTAACTGAATCTCAAGCACAGGCAGCAGTTGAAACAGGTGTATTAGATGATGCTACTAAACAATCAACTAATACAACAAAAGGAGCAACCGCTTCTTATGGTATAATGGGGACGGCACTTAAAACATTAGGATTTAACGCCTTGGCAGCATCGGCTGCAGTTGTGGTTTTAGACACGGTATTAGCTGCGATAGGAATTGGTATTATTATTGCTGCGGTTGTTGGGTTAATTTCTGTAATAACTGATTTAACATCTCAATTTTATAATTGGGCTTCAGGTGCTACCGCAGCTAAAAAGGCGATGGATGAAGTTAATAAAACGATTGATAAAACAAATGAATTATTAGATTTAGATTTAAAAGGAAGTAAAAGAAGAAATGATGAATATATTGCTTTATTAAAATCAAGGGGTGCTACTGAAAAAGAAGTTAATAAAGCAACGATGGATGGGTTAAAGGAAAGATTAACATTAACCGAAACCGCCTTGGATGATATTAGTAAAGCACAAAATAAAGCGTTAAGTGAAGGTAGAGCTACAAGTGAAGAATATAAAAAGATTGAGGCCGATAGAACTAAATTAGAACAACAAACAAAAGATTTAAGGTCTGAAATTAGAGTTAAAGAATTAGATGGTATTACTCAAAATAATAAGAAAATTCTTGAAGCTAAACAAAAGGCTATTGATGAAGGTAAAAGATTAAGAGAAAAAGAAATAGCGGATGATAAGATTGCAATGGATTTATTACTTAAACTTCAACAAGAAAATAGTGTAAATAAATTAAATGATGAAAGAAAGAAACAGGATGCACAATTAAAGATAGATAAACAAAATGAAGAAAGAGAAATAAATAACCTTAAATTATCAAAAGGTAAGGAAGAATTAAGAGCTAAATTACTTGAACAAGTTAGAATTAAGTATGGTATAAAGGTAATTGAATTAAATAAGAAAAGACAAGAGGAAGATAATAAGTCATTTGATGAAAGTCAAAAGAAGATTAAAGAATATAATGATAAGGTATTTGAGATAATGAATGCTGCTGATGAAAGTGAGATAGGAAGAAATAAAGCAACAAGACAACGTAAATATGCGGATGATGTTGCGGCACTACAAAAGGACACAGAATTTCAAAAACAATCAACAGAAGAAAAGATTAGAATATTATTATTATTAGAGAAAGGATTAAAACAGGACCTTCAAAAGTTAGATGATGATGAGGCACAAAAAGGTAGGGATAAAAATTTAAAGAGATTAACTGATGAGTTGAATTTCTTACAGATTAGAGGTGATGCGTTAAGGGAAGGAACAAAATCATTTTTTGATAATCAACGAGCAATACTTAAAGCTGCAGAAAAGAAAGAACTTGCTGATTTGGAAGATAGAGGTATAAAAGAAAAACTTACAATAGAACAAATTGAAGCTGAAAAACTTAATATTAAAAAGAAATATCTTAAAGCCTCAAAAGATATTGCTAATCAAGAATTACAAGCAATATTACAAGCGGCACAAGCTACATTAGGTGTGGCACAAACGATTGCTCAAGACATTGGAAAGGTTGCTCAAATAGAACAACAAGTTGCAATGGAAGAAGCAACTAAAAGGTATATCAAACAAAATGAACTTGATAAAAAGACAATTACAAATCAAGAAAAATTAGATGCTAAATTAATAGAAAATAAAAAGAAGTTTGCACAGGAAGAAGATGATATAAAGAGAAAGGCGTTTGAGGAAAATAAGAAAATACAAATTGCTCAAGCAATTATTGCTACATTACAGTCAGCAGTAGGTGCGTTCTCATCTCTTATTGCAATACCTATTGTAGGACCTGTATTAGCACCAGTAGCGGCTGCGGCAGCTTTAGTGTTTGGTTATAAACAAGTCGCAGCAATTAAAAAGACACAATACCAATCATCACTTGAATTAAGTGCATCAGAATCTTCAGGAGGAACGGGAGGAGGAGCGTCATGCAAACCTAATTATGGTAAAAACTACGCTGATGGTGGACTAATAGGTGGTAAAAGACATGCTCAAGGTGGAACAATGATTGAAGCGGAACAAGGGGAAGCAATTATGACCCGTGGTGCCGTTACACAATTTGCTCCATTATTATCATTAATGAATCAAGCGGGTGGTGGAACATCATTCAATTCAAACTTAATGACCACAAGACAGGATAATCCAATATTATCAAATCCAGCACAAGAACAAGCACCATTAATTGTAAAAACATATGTGGTGTCACAAGAATTAACAACTGAAGCACACAGACAAGCAAGATTAAAAAATCTATCAACCATTTAATTACAACTAACAAAAATTTATATTTAATATTATGATTAAGAAAGATAAAATATACGAACTTAAAATAGAAGAAGATGATGAATTATCAGGTATTGATAGTATTTCCCTTGTTGACGAACCAGCAATTGAGATTAATTGGATGTATTTCAGTAAAGAAAAACCTCATGAATTTCATATCCCTGATGGTGAAGACAATAAATATTTAGAGAAATTGGTTTCAATTGCTCAAAACGAACAAGACCTTTTTGATGAAGGATGGGTTGTTTCTAAAATCACACCTTATGGTAAAGAAGATTTTATAACTCCACCTGACCCAAACGGACCATCATCAGAAAATGAAAAGGAATATAGAGTTAGATATAAGTATGTATTAAATCCTGCAGCAGGAACAAATCCTATTATACCTACAACAAGAGATTTTTGTAGAGAATTAATTCAAAAGAATTATGTATGGAGATTGGAAGATATGGATGCTTTATCAAATGATGAAGGTGATAGTGCTTTAGTATGGCGTGGAGGGTATAATTGTCGTCATTTATGGGCTCGTATTGAATATTCATATGATGATACCATTAGAAATAAGGCGTCCGTAAATAGGGGTAAAATTGACCCACAAGCACCATTGGACACAAGGGTATTAGGATTGGAACAACCAAGTACGGTAGTACCAGCGTGGCCTTCATTTAGTAAGGTTAAAATGGAAAGTGTAAGTGACTATCCTGAAAGTGTACAAAATAACGCTAAAGCTGTATTGAAATGGGTTGATGAAAATGGATGGGGTTCATGTGGAACTGAAGTTGGTAAGATTAGAGCTAATCAACTTGCTAAAGGTGAACCAATCAGTATAGACACAGTTAAAAGAATGTATAGTTATTTATCACGTCATGAAGTTGATTTAGAAAGTTCAAAAGGATATGGTGATGGTTGTGGAAAATTAATGTATGATAGTTGGGGAGGTAAGAGTGCTTTATCTTGGGCCGAAAGTAAATTAAATGATTTTGGTTATGATGTTGGTACAATAGGTGGATATGAAGACCCTAATATCAAAAAGAAAAAGAAGAAAGACCAAAAGTTTGCACAAGATGAAGAAAAACGTACAATAGTTGGACCTGCAATGGTTCCTGATTTAAAAATCCCAAGAAAAGATAATGAGGGAAATATGTATGAGGTTTATTTCAGTTCAGAAACTATCAAGATGATAGCGGACAAGTATATGAAGAACCAATACACTCGTAATAATGATTTGATGCACGATGGTACAGCTGTAAAAGATGTATATGTTGTTGAGAGTTGGATTAAAGAAGACGAGAATGATAAGTCCTCAAAATATGGTTATGGTGATTTACCAATAGGTACTTGGTTTGTTGCAATGAAATGTGCTAAAACTGATGAAGGTGATAAGGTTTGGGAGATGGTTAAGTCAGGTGAATTAGCTGGTTATTCTGTAAGTGGATGGTTTGAAGAAGTGGCTGCGTTCTGTAGAGAAGAAATGTTTTTACAGAAAGTAGTAGAGATACTAAAGAAATATTAAAATAAAACCCCTCAATTACGAGGGGTTTTTTGTTTTAAGAGTATATTGAATTTTCTATTTGTTCTTTAGCAACTTCAATTACTTTTTCTGTTTCTACATCTTTTAGGGTTTTAAAATAAATCCCTGAATTTATCCATTTGTTTTGTTCTTTAGACCATATCTCAACTTTATATTGAATATAATCTTGACCACGACCCATTAACAATACTTCAAATAAATTACCACCATTTGAATTTAATAACATTTTTTCCATAACTATATTATGTTCAGATTTTAACCTGTCCCCGTTTTTAATTTTGAAATACAAAATTAAACCATATTTCTGAAACTACCAAAAAAACTTATCCACATACTTATACACATACTTATCCACATATTTTTAAAATAAATGGGGAAAAAGTGGGAATATATACGCAATTATATATTTAGTAATAGAATTAATAAATAAACAAAAAAACAAATAGATTATGTCTAATCCAAAAACCGCTATCAACGAAATTAAGAAATTAATGGTTCAGTTCGGTTTCATGACGGAAGAAGCAACTCCATTGTCTTTTAAATTAGAAGATGATACTATTATCAACACCGAGAAATTGGAAGTTGGTAAATCAGTTAGTAAAATCAATGAAGCGTTTGAAGCGGTAGCTTTAGAGGATGGTTCATATAAATTAAAAGAGAATTTTGAGATTGAAGTTTCCAACGGTGAAATTACTGCTGTTAAAGAAATATTCGTAGAAGCAAAATTGAAAGATGGTACTGTTGTTAAGGTTGAGGGTGATAGTTTGGCTGAAGGTGCTGCTGTTAAAGTAGTAACTGAAGAAATGCCAGACGGTATAGCCGCACCTGATGGAGTACATATGTTAGAAGACGGTACTGAAATTGAAACTAATGGTGGTATGATTGTTTCTGTAAAATCACCTGAAGGTATGATGGATGGTGAATCAGACTCAATGCCTGAAGATAGTGTTGATGCAGGTGACCCAATTCAAGTAGAATTGATGAAGATGTTAAGAGATTTTATCTACCAATGTGGTGAAAAAATGTCTCAAATGGAAACTAAAATGGAAGCTATGAACAATGAGTTTAGTGCTTTCAAATCTGAACCAGCTGGCAAGAAAATTGCTGATGGTAAAACGGAATTTAATAAAATATCTGGAGATAGTGCTGATGATAAATTCAACTCACTTATGGCTTTCAGACAAATTAATAAAAAATAATTAAAAAACAAAAACGAATTAAAAATGAAAATTTATTCAAAAGACGAATTTAGTTATGTAGTAAGTTCAATCACTGGTTTCACAGACCAATCTTCTACTGAAATTATAGCTAAAGCTCTTATCGGAGCAACAACTCCCGCAAATACAACTATTAAATTAGGTATCCGCGGTACACAACAAATCCAGTTGTTAAATTCAGCACCAGCTTTCCAAACAGGAGCTTGTGGATGGGATGCAAGTGGTACAACAACTTTCACTCAAGTAAGTTTAGCTTCTCAACATGAGAAAGTAAATGAAGAATTATGTTTCCAAGCTTTATGGGATACATACCAATCTTTATTGTTACCTCCAGGTCAAGACCCTGAAACTGTACCATTCCTTGATGGTATAATCGCTTTAAAAGTTAAGCAAATTCAACAACGTATTGAACAAAAATTATGGTTAGCAACTACTGCTGGCGGTGATTCTTTCAATGGTTTCAATTACTTAATTGCAACAGGTCAAACATCTGTAGCAGCTTCTGCATCAGGAACAACATTTAGTTCAACTGCTGCTTACGGTACAAACGGTAACCCAATTACTGAAGTAGATAAATTAATTTCTGCTTTATCTGATGACGCTTTAGTGTTTGATGATTTAGTAGTGTTTATGTCTTACTCTAACTTCCGTCTTTACAACCAAGCGTTGGTTAAAGCTAACTTCTTCCAAAACTACATTGGTACAACTAATGTAACAAATAATATGAGTGCAATCCACCCATCAACTAACGTAAAAGTATTACCTACATTAGGTCTTGCAGGTAGCGGTAAAGTTGTAATTGGACCAGCACAATATATGTTCTGTGGATTTGACTTAATGTCTGACCATGAGAAGATGGATGCGTTTTGGTCAAGAGATTTTGATGTTATGAAGATTAGAGCTAATTACTCTTATTCAGCAGCAATTGCTTCTTTCGCAGGAATTAACTACTTCGCAACAAATAACGTAGCGTAGTTTTAAAATAGATTAAAAAAACAAAAGGGGTGAAAGTCCCCTTTATAAAAACAAAAAATTAAATATATATAATATGTCATGTTTTATTAGTTCAGGTGCCGCATTAGGATGTTCAGATTCAATCGGTGGCGTGAAAAAAATATATGTTGCAGGTCAATCAGGTTTTACATCTGGTTACACTTACAACGCTGATGGTGCTGTCACAGGTGCTACAGATTCTGGTGATGTTACTTTATACGGTTTTGAATTGAAAAGAAATACAAGTTCATACGTACAAACTACAACAAAATCATACGAAAATGGAACCGTTTATTGGGAACAAGTTCTTACTGCGGTTTTATTCAAGTACGACCAAGAAAAGAGAAACCAATTAAAAGTATTAGGTCAAAACGACAATTTACAAATTTTAGTAATTGATCAAAATGATACTGTGTACGTAATGGGTCAAGTTAATTATTCTTATTTATCAGGTGGTGACGCAAACACAGGTTTAGCGTTAGGTGATAGAAACGGATTTAATATGATTTTTACAGCACAAGAAAATGAACCAAGTAGAGTTTTAGAAGCTCCAGCAGGGTACACAGGAACAACTCCTGAAGCACTTATCGCTGCTGTATTTACAGGTTCTACAATTAATGGTTAATTGAAATGTTAGTCCTAAAGGACAATTTCTATATCTTCCAATGAAAAGAGAGGCTTTATGCCTCTTTTTTTTAAATATACCTTTCCAATTAGATTTTTTTTATATTTAGTATTATATGATATTATTAAATAAGGGTCAAGTTAATGAATTGGTGTTAAACATCAACAATAACTCAAGAACCGACTTTTCGGGATATACACTTACTTTTTTAAACATCTTATCACAAGAGGTTAAATCTTATACAATTAGTACATCTAATCCACTTCAGTTTGCTGAAAATATTAGGTATTGTGAGATTGTATTAGATTTATTTACCGATGATTTAAACTACGAGGGACAATACCAATTAGATATATTCGGTAATGGTACCACATTAGTATATACGGGTATGGTAAGATTATTAGGTACTACAGAACAAGGAAATACATTTACACAATATATTTCACCTGACGAGGATAATTCCAATTACATTTATATTCAAGAATAATTATGAGTGAAGAAAAACAAAAATACCAATTAAGTAGAGCACAATTTACACAAGAACCATTACTACCAATCTTTTCTGAAGTTTTAAACAGATTAGATTATGTATTATATGGTGAAGGTAATATCATGCCTCAATACCTAATCAGTAGATATAACAACTGTGCAATTCATAAAGCAATTGTAACATCAAAAAAAGAACAGATAATGGGTGATGGTATTGTTTCATTAAACAATCCAATGGCCACAATTTATCTTATTAACGATAAGGAAAGAATGGATGAAGTGTTTGAAAAATGTGCGTTAGATTTGGTTCTATTCGGTGGTTTCGCTTTAAATGTTATTTGGAGTAGAGATAGAAAGAGTATTGCTGAAATATACCACATTGATTTTAGTAGATTAAGAAGTGGTAAGATTAATCCTGAAAGTGATAAGATTGAAAGATATTATTATTCTGCTGATTGGACTAACATTAAAAAGTTCCCTGTTACAGAATATGATGCTTTTAGTCAAGAAGACGGAAGACCATCTCAAATCTATTATTACAAACAATATAGTCCATCACAGTCGTATTACCCACATCCTGATTATTCGGGTGCTTTAGCAGCAATTAATATTGACGTACAGATTAAAGAATTTCACTCAAATAATTTAATGAATGGTATGATGCCTTCATTATGGATTAATATGAATAACGGACTACCAGGTCCTGAAGAACAACGATTAGTAACAAGAGCGTTAGAGAGTCAATTTACAAGTGTTAATAACGCTGGTCGTCCAATTATATCATTTAATGAAAGTAAGGAATTAAGTCCTGAAATTACACAAATTGCAACATCAGGTAATGACCAATACTATTCACAAATTTATGATGATATTATAAGAACAATCTTATCAGGTCACAGAATATCAAGTGGAGAATTATTTGGTATTAGTACAGCAAACAAATTAGGTTCAAAAGATGAGATTGATACACATATTACTTTCATCCGTAAATCTGTTATACAACCATATCAAAAACAACTATTAGGTGTATTTGATAAATTGGTTACATTAAAATTTGGTGTACCAACAACTTTTGAAATTAAACCAATGTCTATATATGAAACAGGTGATGTGAATGAAGCACCTTTAGTAGTAGATAAACCAGAAACCCCAACACAAATATAATATGGCAAACGTTTTACTCGTAAGCGAAAATAAATTAAAGGCGTTCACCAACGTAAATAAGAATGTGGACATGGACACAATCCGTGCTGAAATTGGTATTAGTCAAGATATTCAATTACAACCACTATTAGGAACTTTATTTTATAATCAACTATTATCTAAAGTAAGTGCAACAGGAAATACTTTTACAAATGATGAATTAACATTGGT